GCGCATATTACGGTTGGCGTTCGCCGCGGCCACGCGATCAAAGATTTCGATACTGGTGTAGGCGTTATCAATCACCTTTTGCTGGTCAGTGATAACCTTGTCTTTGTGTTGGCCTTCCGTTTGTTCGGCTGACAGCATGCTGAACATCCACAGACCAAAGAACACGACAGCCCACACCCAGCCGTTGAGTAATACAGTGATTACCCTTTTCATAGCGCTTCACACTCATAATGGATCACGCCGTCCAGCGGGTTACCCGGCAGCGGCTTACAGTGATTCGGGAGTGAATACAGATAACAACCCGCCAACAGAGCAGTAGTCAGCAGGATGATAGCAATGATGATCAGAGTTAAAGGGTTCCGTAACATATCGCTCTCTCCGTCTCACGCCGGTTAATCAGTCCCTGCCACTGTTTACCTCCGGCAAATGTCCAGCGCTTCATTTCGTCACATGCGCCATCGATGTCACCAGCATTGAGTTTGCGCAGCATCGTCGAACGCGAGAATGCGCCAGGGCCGACGTTGTAGACAAATGAATAAATGGCCGCACGGGTGTTGTCATCAATCGGCACTTTGATCATCGGGTCAACCGCGCGCCGGACTTTCGTCAGGTCGTCGTGTAGCAGCGCTTTGCACTCAGCGTCCGTGTACAGCTTGCCGGGCTGAATATCACTACCGGTATGGCCGTAACATACGGTGAGCACTCCGGCCACATCACGGTAAGGTTTGTACTCAACCCCCTCGTATGCGGGGATCAGCACCAGCGCACCAGCAATCGCCCCGGCGGCACAAGCGGCCATGACTTTTTTAAATAATCGGTTATTCATGATGTTCTCCGGCTTTCAGTTGGAATTCTTTCCGCTTGTAATACCAGTTCACCAGGAACGTCCCGACAGTACAGATGATCCCGGCAACAATAGCCCACTGGTCCAGAGATAAAACACCAAAAGCAGAGGTTATAAGTCCCCAGGCGTATGCTGTAGGGCTGGAATATTTGTCAGACATGCGCATATCCACCCCCTGCGGAGTGTTCCGTATGTTGAGTGATAGGGAAATGCCGCAACCGGGTTATATGTTTTAAACAGGTTAAAGTGTGGTGGCTGCTGCATTATTCGGATAATCCCGCCAGCGGCGGGAAAGCAATAAAAAGAGCACTGTGACCGAATACGGATTAGGTAATGAGCCTGTCGTATTCCAATGCTCTTATTGTTGCTAATGGCAAAAGGCCGCACATGGCGACCTTTGGAATTTGTTTTATGTCACATAAGTGGAATTTCAGTATGGACGATAAAATTGAGTAAACATAAAATTAAATAGTATGTAGTTTCATACATTACCTTGTTACATATGCTTTTTCGCCGGTTGCTACTCTCCGGCTTTTTTTGTACCCGAAATTGGTGGCTGATTTAGCTCAGCCGAGCTGCTCCGCGCTACCAGAGCCTCATAGCAAGTATTCAGCCGCCTGGAATAGCCGAAAATATGAATCACTCTCAAAACACCAGAGTGTTATTTTTAATATCACAACCCATAACGCAATCTTAATGATTGAGGGTAGGGATTAAAATACCTTTGTTGATTCAGATAGTTATCAGGGTACTCAGATAAATAGTGCGTTATTAATGTCAATGGCGCCAATAAAGGCTGTATTCCCTGGCGATATTCTAAAATTAATTTACTTAATGCCTGTCTTTGGTTTGATGTTAAATAGCGTTTAAAATAACCTTGGATATGCATAAGCACATTAGTGTGATTGCGTCGTGTTGCTTGATTTTGCAATAGTTTCATGAAGTTATTTCGATACTCTATAAAAAACGATTCTATTGAATTCCATTCTTTGTTATTAGCAACGAGACGACCTAATTCTCTATAAAGAGGCTGAGAGTGTGCAAGTAAAAGGAGTTTGTATCGAGCATGAAAATCCATTAATGAGCGACGATTTAATGATTTTTGCTTTAGTTCATTCAGTTCATGAAGAGCAAATACTCGTATAATAAAATTTTCCCGAATATGCGGGTCACTTAACCTGCCATCTTCCTCAACCGGCAACCACGGCATCGCTTTTACTAATTGCTCAGTAAAAAGGCCGATCCCAGACTTTTTATTACCATTACCTACAGAATCATATACCCGAACTCTTTCCAAACCACAACTAGGTGAGTTTTTACAAACAATATAACCGGATAAATTAATAGTTTTACTCAGATATTCAGTAGAGAAATCCACCATTTTTTGAGTTAAATCACCTTCTCGTCCATCACTGAATTTGAGTATAACGTTTTTTTCTTCAGACTTAACCAACCTCAATGCAGGTCTGGGTGCAGGCAAACCAATAGCCATCTCAGGGCATGCGGATTGGTATTCGAAATAATCTGATAACTCATCAACTGCAAAGTGAAAGCGCCTATGTCCACCATCAAATCTAACACTATCACCCAATAAGCAAGCACTAATACCTACAGGAATTTTTTTATCAGAAGTATTATTCATATAACCAGATGTAGGTAAAAAATTCATTTTTGTCACCTTATACGAGATCAATTATAAAACAACGTTGATATATAGTAATTGAACTCATATTAGTAACATTACTCTTTATTTGCTAGTTTTATAAATAACGACTCTACACTCTGATAAATCAGATAAAAAGCCCCACCGAAGTGAGGCCTGCACTACTGTTTCGGTACTTTAATCCACGTTTAATCACACTATAGTAGCGCACTACAGATATAGTGTTTTCACGTGAAACTTTCAAGACCGTGCAATAAAACTCCCGCATCCGTGAGGTTTCAATTGATAAGCAATATGACACGGGATTCATTCTTATCACAATAATGCTATTTCAACCTTAGTCTGCTCAAACCGTTCCGCTTCCATCTCCGCCCAGAACGCGACGATTGTGCTTCAGAGCGGCTTTCAATGTCGCCCCTGAAGCCATAAAAAAATCAGCAACCATATCGCCTTCGTGGCTGCCGGCTTTTATGATGTGCTCCATCATTGCGGCCTGTTTTTCATCTGGGGTTGACCAGCGTTAACAGCAGCCCTTATCTATTTTCAGGCAACAAAAAAACCCAGCGCATTGGCTGGGTTAGTTGGTACAGTTACAAAAACGGCAACTTACCCTGAAATAGTGGCTCATTGATTCAAAGAAGTCAACACGTTTTTGTTATTTCGCTTCATGATCTTTTCTTTTTCCCTGTTTTTAAATGCATCTACCAGCGGTTGGTATAATAAATACTCAGCTGCTTTTAGTATTTCATCCACCTCCCGGCGACATGTAGATAACGACGGTTTGCGGGAACGTAACATACCGTTTCTGCGCACCATGACGCGTGGTGCACAGGCCTTATGATGCTGCCGGGCAATTTCACGATCCGAGGCACAGAAGACATACCGGGCCAACAGCATTTTAAATGCCTCACGGTCCAGATGATAAAGGTGATCAACTACCCCTTGAATCAACATTCCATCTTCATCACTGCAGGTCGGTCTGTCTGGGTAGCTACGCGGCTCAACTGTAGCCATAAATTCAGCTATCATGCTGCTTTGCCGTTTCACCAGCCGACCGCTGTACACCCACGCCCCGAACCTTGCCAGCCAATTCTGTAACCAGGCCTCGCGCTCTTTGTCCAGCGATAAACCATCTGAAATATTCATTACACCCGGCATAAACGCAGCTCCCTGACTTCCTGTATTACCTGCTCCAGCAATTCACGTTCGCTGCCGTGGATCTGCTGCCATGTTGCCGGGGCTGCATGGAATCCCGTTTCGTAACATGCCCGGTGGTGCTGCGGACATAAAGGGAGTACGGAATAATGATCCGCCCGTTGTCCCATGCCCTGCCCGTTGCGCACATGATGCAGTTCCGCACGGGATGCCCCGTATCCCATATTACGGCAACAGATACAGCCGAGTTCAGCCACATCCGACAGCCATTGCTGTTCTGCTTTGGTCTTTGATTTGGTCATTGGTCTTGCCTCTCAGGTAAAATCTAATAACTGTGCTGCCGCGTTCTCAGCGGCCTGTTGCGTGGAAAAATTGCGGTACAGAATGAAGTTCCACAGCACATCGAGCGTGGATTTATAGAGTTCGCCAAACTGCAGGTCATCCATTTTGGCAAAGCTAATTGATTTGGCGACACGGCGCAGGCTGCCATCAGGCATTTCGTAGGTATCGTACTGGCCGGATTGTTCAATGGCCCAGGAGCGGAAAGCGTCAAAGGATTTTGTCGCGGTAATATTCTGAGCGCGTTTTTGTGCTACATCATCGAGATAGACGTCAGCCGCTGACTGCAGGGCATCGTCATTGTCTGTGTAATAAGCGAGGAATTTCACATACCCGCGAACCAGTTCTTTTTCTTCCGGCGAAATGGTACCGCCAACAGGTTCCCAATATTCATAACCGAGGTTCAGGAGTGCGAAATATTTACGATGAAATCGTGGATTACGTGCCTTTTTGAAGTCTGCTGACAGCACATCACCGCACTTAACTTTTGAATGCAGATAATCCCTTGCTGCCGGATTTGCAGGCGCAAGGGTATCGTTGGGGAGTTTGATAAAGCTATGCTGTGCCATGTAAATATCTCCGGTGGCACAGCGGGTATTCAGGATGCTGGTTGTTCAGGCCAGCATTCTAAATAATACATTGATATATATAGTATTGCTAGCATTTATTGGTTAATTATGAGACTCGTACAATATCTTTTTGTGATCTCTAACAAAACTAATAACTACCCATCTGATGTCCTCATAGTATAAACTTATATATATTTAATTCGTTGTTTCTGCATAGTATTTCTTTCGTAAGATATGCCTTCATGCGATATTAGCCTTACGATACAGTAATTTTTTTATGATTATGGGGTTAAAATGTTCACTGATATATCACTTTGGTTTTATGGAGTCATTTCATCTGTAGCTATAACTGGGTTAATGATATATATAGCACGCTCGGCCATCAGTCGCTTCCTTACAAAATCAATAGAGTATCAATTTGAAAAAAAATTAGAAAAATTCAAATCCGATATAAAAGAAAGTGAAAATGAATTAATTCAAATACGAAACTATATAACTTCATCACGGAGAGAACGTGATTCAATGTTACAGTTAAAACGCTTTGAGGCAGCAGAAGTTTTAATACGTTCACGTCAAGCGCTTTCATCATTAACCGCTGTCGTTGAATATATGAAAAATCTCAACATTGATGCAATCATGGAAAAAGGTAACGATTATAAAATAACGGAATTTATTAATGGATTAATAACACCTTTAAATATAGATGAAAATATCAAAGCATACAAGGAAATTGACAAAACACTTATTTATTTATATCTAGGAGAGAAATCTCAAAGAAAATTTAAAATTTATGAATCCATTATCTTTGATGCAATTGCAAAAATAAAAATACTAGCTATACCTTTAGAAAATAAATCAGAAATGATTAAGCACGGCAGTATCGCCAAAATAATAATCGAAGATGTTCCTTTATCCAAAGATAGTTTTGATAAATATGGTGATAGTTATGCGCTGCATTGGCTAAATTATTTTTATACAGAAACACTAAATGAGCTTCTTAATGAATTAAATGGAAAGGATAATATGATTAAAGAGACGGAAGCCGCAACTCGTTTGGCTATTGATTCACGCACTGCGCAAACTAATATTATTTCTTCCCTGAATAAACATGGACTTCCCACTGAATTATTTGATTCACACCCAGTTCCTGACATTAATTAATGTAATAATTAACATCCCCTACACTTAATTATTATAATATCATATAAGTCAGTTAATTATACAATCAACTGACTTATGTTTATATATTGACACTTAACTTTTGAATATAGATAATCCAGTGCTGCCGAATTTGTAGGCACAAGAGTGTCATTGGGGAGTTTGATAAAGCTATAACTCTGATGGCATGGTGGAGATTCAGGATGCTGGTTGTTCAGGCCAGCACCCGAATAATACATTGATGTGGTGAATATTATCAGTTTGTGACAGTTGAGCTAACAAATTTTGTAGGTAGAATGCAACTAAATCAGAGAATAAGGTTTAAATCAAGGGCAAAAGATTGCAATTACTCACGTAATTAGTAGTGAAGTTACTAACATGGAGATACATTATTCGTGAAGTATAGTTCAATCAAGTCAACATGTAACTAAAAAGTATTACAGATAATTAATTACATGTTGAATGTAGTCTCTACGGTGTGACTATCAAAAACTCCTGCTAGGAAGATTTTTAGCTTTTTTTTCATATTGAGTATATTCTTTATCTATCCACTTGGGTTCTTTTCGCATATTAGATTTCGTACAGCGTATTGGGATGTCATTCCAGAAATCTGTAATTGCATCCGCAAACTCTATAAACTGTGTCTCTGAAACCTCAAGTTGCTCATGACCGAAGATAAACCGCTCCCCTCCAAGAGTATTGATATTGCCATAATACTCCGGATGTGCGTCGGAAAGCACCCTATGAGCATGACCATCACCATGCTTATAAACATTGACAACCTGACGACAGCAATCTATTTTCTCGTGATAAGCCTTACCGGTTATATCCATTCCAACCCATTCAAGAATTTCAATTAACCTTGGGAAACCGATATCCCAGATCATTAATCTTATGACGTCATACTCGAGCCAATGACTGAATTCACGGATGCACTTTTCGCGAAGTTCTTTATCGAACTGATGAAACATTCCTGCGGTCAAGGCAAGTGAAACCGTATTTTTCATATCACGGAGAGCTAAAGAATGCGAAATTCCTACATGCATAGCTTGCTCCCAAATAGCACCTTCATCGTCAGAATCGGGATTGAAATACTTACCTGCCTCTTCATAGTAATCTTGTTCTTTTTGCTGGGATGCTGCTTGAATATCAATATCACTAAACTGTGCAAAAATACGTTTCCTAGCCTCAGTAACATAAAAATTGTGCTTACCGAGGATATAAGGCCGGTCAATAGTTGCAAAATAAAAAAGTGTAAAATCCTTATCACTCACTGGAAACCTCCATCATAGGTGTTATTGATAAAGCTAAAGCTTTTGAATCATACCTGTAGAGAAACACGAAGTTTCAGATAATAATATTAGCATGCTCTGCAACCTTATTCATTGGGTATTCGGGGATTCTTCGGCCATGTAATAATTCCAACATTTACTGTTTCGACTGCCAGTAAACAATTCTAAACTTAACGGGCCGAACTTCGCGTTGTTCCCCCAATACAGCGCATCTGGCGTCCGCCACTGGTCACCGACCTCTTTCAGCATGTGGGCAGGTTTATTACGCAGTTCTTCCAGCATGACGACGTAGTCTGAACGCTGAGTTGGTATTGATTCCATCACTTCATCACCCCCTGCCAGTAGTTCAGGCGCTCCCGGAAAAACGTTTGCTGATCCGCCGGTGTTTTTTCGATAGCCACCAGTACAGCCGTTCTGTGTATTTTCTGCATTCTGAGCTGCTTAATCAGACGACTGGCAGCCAAATCAAACTGCTCTTTTTCCTGATACTCAGCAGGCCACAGGGCGTGATTTTGAGGCAAGCCTGCAGGTAAATAATTTGATTGTCCGGACATACTCACTCCCCCTGTTTCTTTGGTTCAGGGGCAGACTGATACGGGATTTTTTTCCGGGCCCGGCGCGCGGCATGCAGCCGGTCTAAGTGACAGTTGGTATGATCACAGCCATCATCCGGCATGCGGGGATAGTTATCACGCACGAGAGATTCGCACGTAACAGGGTCTTTGATTATCATGGTCTTTGCCTCTGTTGGTCTTAAAATGCTTTGTCGGCATAACGGCGTCTTTTAGGTACCTCCGCCTGTTGCTGCATACGACTTACTTCTGCTGCTGAAATCTGGTCGGTTGGCAGATAGTGGCCGTTTTTAAATTCCTGATACACAGTTCCGGTTTCTCCGTGCCGGTTTTTCTCGATGATGATCTCCGCATAGTTTTTTGCCGGGCTGTTCGGGTTATAAACCACGTCCCGGTAGGTGAGGAATATATAATCTGCATCCTGTTCCAGACTGCCGGAGTCACGCAGATCCGCAGCCACCGGACGGCGCTGGTTCAGTGGTCGCTTATCCACGTCACGGGATAACTGACTCAGAGCAACTACCGGTGTGTGAATATGTTTAGCCAGGCCTTTCATACCGGCCGATATCGCAGCAATCGCCAGGTCGTTACGCTCTGCTTTAGGTTTTTTAATCAGCCCGAGGTAGTCGATGAAAATGCCTTTTGTGGCCGGATATTTGCGTTTATGTCGTTCACTGATGGCGCATATCTGATCAATGGTCAGATTGCTGGCATCGATAATGTGAATATCCCGATCTTGCAGATAGCCTGTAGAGGCAATTACTCGCTGCCATTCCTCATCATCTAGATCACAGTTGCGTAATTTTGAGGCAGGTAACCTCGCCGCCCCTGAAATCATTCTTTCAACAATCTGCATGTTGGCCATTTCCATCGAGAACATCAGAACGCCATCACCTTTAGCAGTCATGCCTTCCATCATCGTGAGTGCCAGCTCAGTTTTACCCATCCCCGGCCGACCACCGATAAAAATCAGGTCAGTCGGGTTAAAACCACCAATTTTGTTGTCTATTGCCTCAATTCCTGTCCGGACGATCATTCCGCTTTCTTCTCCGCGAGTGCGCTTATCAAGAATATCAACGTATCCATCAAGCAGGTCATTGATGTGAACCGGTACCAGGCTTTCTTTCTCGCTGGTGATCAGAGTGAACTCGCTGCTGAACTTCTGAATGACGCTTTCCGCTTGCTCATGCGTAGCCGCATCAGTAATTTCCGTCTGGAATTTATTTATCAGCGCTGTAATTTTGCGAACTGCCGCATAATTTCTGACTTTCTCGGCATACCCTTTCAGGTTTGCGTATGAAATGGTTTTTCTGGTGAGCTCCATGATATGAGCAAAATCACCATTTCCCCCGAGAGCATCCGCGATAAATACCGGATCGATAATCGCACTCGTCAGTGCCTGTTTTTTTATTTCCCGGTACACCCTAGAAAAATACCCGACACTGAAAGCATCATCAGGTAGTGTTGCCAGAACGTCATAGGCATCCTGAGTCGCACCACCGGCCAGCAAACCACCAATGACAGCGGCTTCTAATTCCTGCTCACTGAACATAATCAATTACTCCGGTAGCTTGGCCAGTTGAACGACAGCACAGCGCCACCTTCCAGCATGCGGTCAACAACGCGTTCACCCAGCAGCGGGGCCAGTTCGTTCAGCGGCAGGTTGCTGATCATGATGGTCGGCAGCATGTCCTCGTACCGGTCGTTAATCACTTCAAACAAAATATTGCGCTCTGAGTCAGTTCCGTACTGAACACCGATTTCGTCGATAATCAGCAGGCCCGGCCCGCAGTATTTTTCCAGTACGTCGAGCTCGCTGTATTCCGCATCGCCAGCCCATGTACGGCGAAAAGCCCGGATGATACGCGCCGCTGTGGTGATGAATACCGATTCCTGGGCCTCAGTGGCAACCTGACGGGCGATTGACACTGCAAGATGGGTTTTCCCGGTTCCTGGTGTTCCGCACAAAATAAGTGCCTCTCCGGCGGTTTTACGGGACAGCCATGTGTCGGCATACTCGCGGCAGATTTCCAGATTGTTTTTCGCATCCGGATTCGCCGGGTGATACGTCTCAAATGTCGCTGCAGCAAAGCGCGGCGGGATGTTCACGTTCAGTTCGTCAGACATGCTTGCCCCCGTTCACCCATGCCGCTGAGCGGCTCTCGTAGTTTTTATCGCTGAATCCGGAGTGTGTGCTCGGCTTAGCCGGTTTCCGACCTATGGTGCGTTCCGGAAATATTCCCTGCCAGCCGTTGGCGATGGAATCACACAGCACCGCATCAGGATCCGGATGCCCAGCCAGTTTTTTGGCAATCTGGCGGCAACTGGTTTCGGTCAGTGGTTTTTTAATCTCCTTCCGGAACTTCACCCAATCCTGCCAGACAGGTTCGCTGACGTTTTCCGGACGGACTGACAACGGGGCAAATTTCACCGTGGATTTTTTCTGCGTCGCAGGCTTCGGATCCTCTTTTGAATTTACTGATGGATCATGTTTTGAATTTACTGATGGATCGCCTCCAGATTCTGGAGGGTGAAAACCCCCTTTAACGCCAGAATCTGGAGGGTCAAAACGCCCTGAATTACTGTTTTCTGACCGGTCGGATTCTGAACCGTCAGAAACTGGAGGGTGAGAAATTGCGTTATTTTCACGCTGTTTTTTCAGCTTTGCGATTTCCTGTAACGCGATAGTTTCCAGCTTATCGACATTGAGAAAATATAAATTCGATGCGTTGCGGTTACCGTTCCGGCGTTGTTTTTTCCTCAGCCAGCCATCCTTTTCAAGCTCACTGCATGCATCACGGATAGTGCTGATCCCTGCCCCAATCTGCCGAGACAGTGTTTCTACGCTCGGATAGCTGATCCCTTCATCACTGGAGAAATCAGCCAGGCGAACCATAATCATCAGTTTCGTGCCTTTCACACCAGAAACGGCACAGGCATCCCATACGTAACCCTGAATTTTATTACTCACGTCACACCCCCAGCGCGTCAGCGATATCACGGCAGGCGTTCTGGTACTGCTCGGGTGTCAGGTTGTGCATACACAGCCGTGCTTTGGCCCGTTCGTACTGCTCCCACACACTGAGGGCTGCCGCCCGGCGCCCGTCAAAAATCGGGCGTATGGTTTCGATATCTGCGGGAATGCCGTTATGCATAAACCCGTTGCGGTAGGTGATTTTCTCGGTTGTATTCAGCATTGGTCTTTGCCTCTTTATCATGCGCTGGTCATGCGCATCGCATTTAATGCGGTTACTGCTTTTGATATGCACTGTGACATGTCACGACTGCCTAAAAGTGTTTCGCTGATTGCTGCAGCAAATTCTTTGATTGCCAGGGAAGCCAGATAATTAACCGACTCATCCCCGTTAACCCGCGCCAACCGGTCAGCAGGTAATGCAATTTTGATTGCCGGGATCAGCTCGCTGAACTTTCTGTCTGCTGCCGGAGAATTACCGCGCAACCAACGGAAAATTTGCTGCCTGTTGTTATTAATCGCTTTCCAGTCTGCGTTACCGGCCCCGTCTTCTATCGGGTACAGGCGTGACGGTTTATCACCACACAGTATTAAAAAATGCGCCCTGCTAATTTCGATTGCGACATGCTCCTGTCCTTTTTCTGCCGCCCATAATTCAATCTCATACTTAATTATTTGGTTGTTATTCATCATCTTGCGTCTCCTGTCGCGAAATTGATTATGAATAATCAGTTTTTTAACTGGCTAGCTGAGATAATTCACCACGGTCGGGTAAACCATCAGCAATGTTCGGATAAATTTCTGGCGCTACCTCATGGGGGGTTATTTTCCAGCTGAGGCACTCACACAGACTTAAAACTTTTTGTGCCGGCACTCCGTTTTTAAACCACAGATTTACCGTTTGTGGTTTTATTCCCAACCTGCGGGCAATTTCTGACTGGTTGGCCAGTGTGACAATTTTGCTTTTAAGATTTGGTGTCATATCGGTCTCCTTAACCTGATTACAAGTTAATCTTACAATTACAAATTGGTAATTTCAAGTTTTTCTTGAAGTGATGAGTACAAGAAAACCTTGTAATATGACATTATGAAAAAGAATCCTAATGAAACATCAGCAGCCAGAATCAGCCAGGTTCTCACAGAGAACGGATGGTCACAGTCTGATCTTGCCCGCAGAATTGGTGTAAGACCTCAGTCAGTCCAATTCTGGGTAAGCGGAAAAACGGCACCAAGCGGAACAAATTTATCTGCATTGGCTTCTGTGTCCGGCTATCCGGAACACTGGTTTTTAATGGATGATATATCTAAAGGACCAACCCGGCAGAGCGTTACACCAAAAAAACATGATTCATATCTTGTTGAATTACTTGATGTTGAAGCCAGTGCTGGCCCAGGCATCATAACAAAAGGTGAGTTCATGGAGACGGTCAGATCGATTGAATACACCTCCGATGAAGCTTTACGCCTGTTTGGACACCGGCCAAGTGAAAACATAAAAATGATCACTGTTGCCGGTGATAGTATGCAAGGTACAATTAATCCTGGTGACCAAGTTTTTATTGATGTTCACATAAATTACTTTGATGGCGATGGTGTATATGTTTTTGTCTACGGACAAACATTACATATCAAACGGTTACAGATGATTAAAGATCAGCTTACAGTTATTTCCGATAATAATAATTATCGTGACTGGCAAATCACGAAAGAAGACGAAGATAAATTTTTCATTGCCGGAAAAGTGCTGATTAGTCAGTCCAGAGTTTACAAGCGCTACGCCTAAATCCCCATTCAACATTAAACTTTAAATTACAAGGAATTATGCTCCTTGTAATTTTTAACGTCTGTAATTACAAGTTTTATTTGCAATTCAAGCTTGCAATATTCAGTTTTTACTTGTAGATTTATCTCCATCAAAACCCCACAGCGGGTATTCAGGATAAACGTTCACAGTTTTACATCAGCATCAGGAAACAAATAGCGCCACGAAGATGGCAGAAGAGGCAAGACGACCTGACACCCCGGAAAGACGGGGATCTAATCAAAACGGGGGTTATATGAAAGAAACCGATAGCACCAAAAGCAGAGAGCAGGAAATAAAGGATTACGTTGGCTTTGTAATGAGTGACGTTAACATCCTATCCACGAGCATGATCCCTAAAATGATTGAGGCGGGATCTAGCCTTAATGATATCAAAGAAAAAGTGGACATACTGGCGGAAGCGTATATCTACACGCGATTAAAGGTACTGCATGAAGGGCGTAAATTAATTGAAGATATCAACAAATATGACGCCGCCATGAATGCAGAAATGACGGCCCTGATTAAATCGAATGCCCGTAACTACGAATTGGGAGACAGCTTCACATAAGGCGAAGTAAATCCAAAGCGGCTTTTTCTGCGTCTTCAATTGCTGTTTCTGATTGGAAAGATGTCAGTAAGTGAGGGTACCTTGCAGCCTGACTTAAATGGCTAATTTGATGTTTAACTTCTTCCCTTTGTTCTGAGGTTAACACATTAAAAATAGCTTTTAACAAAATATGCTGAGCATCTAATTGCTGTTCCAGATTTTTATTATCCATAATTCAGTTCCTTAAACACGTTGCGGTGACTGAATTATACACAGATTCCTTGCGTTGCGGAATGCAGGAACCTCAGCCGCCTGATGAGGGTAAATAATCAGGCATCGGATTTCAGACGTAAAAAAACCCACCGAGGTGGGCTCTTTTACCCGGAGTCGCCGACCAAAGCTAATCCGGAGTTCTGCTGACGGGACCAACCGTCAGAAGAGGCAAGACCAATGACGAATCATTGGAAACATCATTTTAAAGGAGTTGCTATGAAAGCACAACCTAACCCCCTCAAAGTCACGCTTTACGTCCATGCACAAAAGCGGTTCGACGGAAGTATCGCGTATTCAGTATACACCCACAAATTCAAAGCGACTGACGGCATGGGCTTCCCTGTTGCCGAACACCAGCTTGAATTACCTGTCCCCTCAGTCAGCAAATTTGATTTAGTTCAGGCCGAAATTGACAGCTTACGTGCAGAACAAAACAAGATCCTTGCTGATGCAACCGCCAAAACCAGATTACTGGAAGACCAGATACAGGCGCTGCTATGCCTGGAGGGCAAAGTAATTTCCAAAGATGACGAAGCATTACCTTACTAACCAGAGGCAAGACCAATGACCAATTATATCTGTGCATTTAATCCCATAGATGCGGCACTTAAAGACGGTGCTGTGACTGTTGCAATCACGATTTCTGCCAATTCAGAGAAGATGGCCAGAGCAATGGCCGCCGTGATGCTGGAGGAAACTTATCCTGAAAATACAGGAAAGTTTGATGTGGCGGCACCAATAATCTGCGAAGCTCAGGCAGGCAAACCAGCACCGACCGGCGATAGTTTTGATGAACATTTTGCCAAAGAGTACGAGTTCAACGGTACAGACTGGCAAAAGCGTGAAGAGAAAATGGTCGTATTTGCAAAAACAGCACCTGTTGTGCGTATCGCCGCCATCCTGTTGTACGGGAAAACGCAATTTACCCGTAGCGAGTACCTCAAAGCTGTCGATTTTGTTCATATCGGTGACGAATACCCACTGCTCCGGAATATAGCCAAAGGTGTCGCGGCCACGCCCGGGGTATCCCTGCTTAACGAGCAGGAACTGGAAGCGCTGGTGAATTTTGTCATGCAACAGGCACCGGACAGCATCACCGAAAAAGAGGCACAGAAGCTGGCAGAAAAATATTTATACCCTGCTGCTGAACCAGCCACAGGGCAGCTCCCGATCACGGAACACAAGCAACGCGATTTTGACCACAACTATGCAACACTGGATCAGGAAATAGCTCTCGCCCTTCTTCCCGGTGATTTTTCACCGTGGGAAATACAGCCAAGCAAACTTACTGCTGCGAAAAAGCTGATCAGTGATGAAGATGAAAGCTGGCGGCGCTGGTCTACTGAGTTCCGTATTATCCCGACCGCATTGCAGATCCCGCGTGAAACAGTCTTTGCTGTCGTACGTGAAGGAAAAGAATTACCTGACCTGATAAGCGATGCGGCAGCCCGTAAACAGTTTGTGGCTAACCGTATCGGCATAACGCTGACAGAAAGCAGTCATGACCAGGAAACAGGCCGGTCCGGTCCGGATATTACGGAAGATAAACCACCCGTAGCAGCAAAGCAGGAAAAGACCAGGCGCACACGTACTAAAAAAGCAGATAAACCGGCAGAGAAACCAGCTCCGGAAGTAACGGCCAACGATGAACCGGCCACCATGGCACAGGCACCGGAACCGGTTCATGACGAGGAACTCGCTACTGATGACTTCCGCAGCCGCGCCGAGGTGATTGCCGAGGTTCTGGCAGACACGGATAACCTGAGTATCTGGAAGCAGGTACAGCGCACAGATCCACGCTTTACCAAGCCTTTAGAGGGCGCGGGATTTCAGGGTACCAGCATTAACAGTAACTACATGTTTATGCGTGCTACCGAAATTTTCGGACCGATCGGTGAGGGCTGGGGCTATGAGGTGGTTGAAGAAAAATTCCTGGACGGCAAACCGCTGACTGAACCTGTTCTGGAAAACAACAAACAGGTTGCTCTGCGTTACCTGCGTGACGCAGACGGTTCTCTGTTCTGCGAGCAAAATCATTCAATAAAAATCCAGTTTTGGTACCGCAGCAAAGATGGTAAGTGCTGTTATTTTGAAAGCTATGGCGCGACACCATACCGCTATCAGACCCAATACGGCATAAAAGTTGATAGTGAAGTCATCAAAAAATCACTGACAGACGCGATTAAAAAAGCACTGTCAATGCTCGGGTTTTCTTCTGATGTGTTCATGGGTATGCACGATAACCCTGAATACCTCATCAAAAATAAAATGGAATTTGAAATCAAAGCGGCCAGCGAGAACGCAGAGGACAGCGTCCGGATCCGCGAGGAGCTGGACGAGAAATTTAAACGCAACACGGAAACTATGCGGACGGCAGTCACGACCAATGAGCTACGTGGTATCGCATCCACCCTGTCACGGGAGATTTCCGTACATGTTAATAATGCAAAATCCCGTGGCGATAAAGAATATCAGAAATACCTCGAGGGCCGCCTGCGCCGCCTGAAAGCTATTGAAGATGAATGTTTAACCGCACTGACTGAAAAACAAGAGGCAGACCAATGAGCACAACCGCAATTGCATTAGCCGCAGACTATGAAAAGCTGCAACGACTGGTAGAGACCGGTGAATTCACCCCGGAAGAAATAGCCGACACACTGGAAGGTATCGAGGGCGCACTCGGCGATAAACTGGACGCGATTATGATCCACGTCCGTAACCTTGAAGGGCAGGCAAATACGCTGGGTGAAGAAGCCAAACGCCTGGCGGATCGTGAAAAGTCATTTAAGCGTCAGGCCAAAGACCTGAAAAAATATGCACTAACCTGCTTACTGGCATCCGGCCAGGACAAACTGAAAACAGTGAAAAACACATTTACTGCGGCAAAAGGTCGGGCATCAGTAGTTATTGACGATGAATCACTTATCCCTGATTCACTCGTTGATGTACAAACCATCGTGTCACCGGATAAAAAAGCCATCAAAGAAGCGCTGGAAAATGGTGTTGAAGTCCCTGGCGCCCGAATTGAAATTGGTGAACGTTCACTGATGGTCCGGTAATTACCCACGGTGCCCGGCAACCGGGCACTTTGTTTCAGTGTGACATGTCACGATAAGGCAGACCAATGCTAAAACACCAACACTACAAAGACCGGCCGGTAAAGCTCACGTTCCCTGACGGCAGTCACGGCTACATCCATACAGACCGCCGGTGTGATGTGTATTACGACCTGCCTCCGCAGGTGAAAATTGAGGCCCGTAACGAACCGCAGCAGAAGGATGAAAGCAAATGATATACGGATTGTTCATGCTGATTTGCTCTGCCACCAGCTGCGAATATCAGCCCTACGGCTACGTTTATCCGGATGAGCAAAATTGTCTGATGGATAAAGAAACACTGACCGTGAAGGGTATTTTTTCAGAGTGCTATCTGATTGATGAAATTATCTCGGCCGATTTTTCTCAGACACAAAGTTGATTAAGCATAATCAGTTTTATTCCGCCACGGTGATTACCATGATGCCAATACCATTACAGGGGAAAACATCATGGAACCGTGGCAACCAGGACAACAATTACTGACCGACTTTGATATTAAATTAGGCCGCCTGGCTGCGAGTGTAAAAAACAGACCATGCACTCCGGCAGATATTAAACGCTCATGCGATACAGCCGACCTTCTTATTTTATTGATGATGAGGCAAGACCAAAATGAAAAACGAGAGTGACGTAATTACCCCGGACGAAATGATAGAACTGACCGGCTATCAATTCCCGTCAAAGCAGTGTGAGGTATTAGAGCGCGCCGGTATCTTTTTTATAAAGCGGCCGGATGGATACCCGAAAACGACCTGGACGCATTTTAACAGTCCACTGGCTAAACGACAGACATTACCAGCATCAGAAGAACCTGACTTCGGAGCTATGTAATTATGGGGAGGAAAAGGAAAAATCCTGCTGATAACTGGATGCCAAAGCGGGTTAAACGGGGCAGATCTGCTTTTGAATTTATTACTCCGGATAACAAAACAATCCGGCTTTGTGATTTTTCATGTACTCAGGCTGAGGTATGGGTAGCATACGAAAAACTGATAGACGATCAGAAAAATGAGGCAACATTGACAGCATTGTTTAACTCATTTTTCATTTCCGCCGACTTTACTAACCTGTCACCGGAAACACAGAAAGATTATCGTAAATATTCCGGCAAGCTATTGCCTGTATTCGGGAAAATGCAGCCTGATAATATAAAGCCTGAGCATATCCGTAAATATATGGATAAGCGCGGCACTAAAAGCCCGACACAGGCAAACAGGGAAAAAACGCTGCTATCCCGTGTTTTTGGCTGGGGTTATGAGCGCGGACTGGTAAAAAGCAATCCATGTAAAGGTGTGCGGCAATTCAAGGAGCAAGCCAGGGATCGCTATATTACAGATGATGAATATAATGCGCTCTATTCCGTATCCCCTGTAGTTGTCAGGATAGCAATGGAAATAGCGTATCTCTGCGCAGCCCGGCAAGCTGATGTTTTGGCATTAACTTATTCGCAATTAACAGAGGATGGTATTTACATTAAGCAGGGAAAAACAGGTGTAGCACAAATAAAGGCATGGACGGAGCGCCTGCATGCAGCTATAAACCTGAGTAATACTCTCCCCCTTGATTCTGGTATCAGCAGTATTTATGTACTTCATCAATCCAGAGGATCCGGGTATACACGGGATGGTTTCAACAGTCGCTGGAGAAAAGCCAAAGAAGCTGCAGCTAAAAAATTCCCGCACCTGAATTTTAACTTCACCTTTCATGATTTGAAGGCTAAAGGTATTTCAGATCTCGATGGACCACTGTCAGAAAAACAGAAAATATCGGGGCATAAAAATATCACTCAAACCGCCCGGTATGACAGAAAAGTGATGGTTGTTCCTGTTGTCGGTGGTCAGAAAAAGACAGTTTGA